CAATTGGAGTCATTTTATTGACAGTTTCTTCCAATTGAGCATCAAGGCTATCAGAAATTTCCTGTAACTTATTCATATACTCAGGGTCCATAGAAGGATCCATCTGAGCTTTAATTTGCTCCATTCTTTTTTGATTAGCTAATTTAGCTTTATTCAAAAGATCTTGCTTAACAATTTTAGAAGTATTTTCCACTAATAACTCTCTACGAGTTTTTTGTCTAATAGATTCACTTGTAGAGTTAGTACTTACCACTCTTAAATTAAAAGGTCTTTTAATTTCCTCTCCTTCTAAGTCGTGAAGCACTGTTTGCAATATTGGAAAGTGTATAAAATCACTTTGATTGATTTCCATTTCAGGAATATCCATACCTAATTCGGTTTGAATAGTGTTTCCTGTATTTATATAACTATTAAAATCCATTCTACCGTTGTATAACTCGTAGTTGATTTTAAACTTTTCTTTTTTCTCGTTATAATAATTATATTGGTTGCATAGGTAATCCATTCTCTGCCTTGCCCAAGCATAGTTGTCTGCTATTTTTTTCTTATAACTCAACCTGTCACTTCCAGGAGCGTTTAAGAATTGCGAAGTTAAACTACTATTTATTACCATTCTTTAGTTTTTAAAAAAACAAAATTAATTAAAAATTATTTTTTTATAAAATTTAATTTAGTATTTGAGTAAATTGGTATTTTTTAATTGATTGCGATACAAATCAGTGTAAAAATCTTTGGAAGTAGTTTGCACCATTTCTTCAGTTTCTTTTACAATCATTTCTTTATCTTGTTCTAGCCACAACATTAGAAGTAAAAATGCCGATACACGGTCAAAGTTTCCTTTATCATTATATTGTATAAGCTCTTCAATTAACAAATCATCTTTTAATGTATGTAAATTCCTAACTACCACTTCTCTTTTGGTGCCATCTTCTAGTTCCTCTACATATTTCTTTTTTTCCTCTAATAGCCATTGTTGGGCCAGCCTTAAAGCATATTGTTTTAAAGGATTTGTCATTGGAATTCCCACATCATATTTTAAAGTAGGATCTTTTATTGCTTTTTCAATAACTTGTTTCGGGGTGAGAGCTAATATATGATAGTTACCTGTACGCATACAGTAGTTTTTAAAGTCAATAATGTTATTCTCAAACATTACTTCAGCATTAAAATACTTGGCGGCCAATACACATTGTAAATGTATTTCTTCAGGCATATCATATCTTCCTACCCACCATGCAACTAATTCATTACCATTAGCATCTACAGTATTATTAGATTTATAAACATATATTGCTGCCAATGAAGTACCTCCGCCTTCATCTCTAATCGGGTCATATACAATTTTAAAAAGATTTCTAGGTATTATGCCAGCAGGAGGATGTTCGTAAATCTCCCAAGCACTTCTCAAATCAGATTTAGAATCGTGAGGAAATCTATCTATAGGCCTTAAATCTGGATTAGGTTTGAATTTTACACCTGTAATATAATCTTTATCCTCTACCAATGATCCTACTGTTCTTAAATGTTTTTTAAACTCATACCTATCATTATTGGCTTGTTGCTCTCTAAGCATTACAATCGGGAATTTGTTACCTGTTTTTGACAAGAACATTTCAGAAGGTTTAATTGGACGAGACATGATATACTCATCATAGGCCGAAGTATTATTAGCTTGTTTTTTCTCTTCTCTTCGCTCCATTTCATACTTCAAAGCGGTCTCTACATCTGTATTTCCATTATCATCTTTGTAGGCTAAGTTTGTATAAATTGCTGGTAGGAAAAAACCTATTACTCCTCTCCCTTCATAAATATCTTTAAACCCTAAAAAGTCATAAGCTTCAGGATCTCTAAATATAATCTCAGATTCAATAACTTTTTCCATGTCTCCACCTGTTCCAAGGTAGAATGAAGATCCAAACTTACCTGCCCCCATATCCTGTGTAGATTCGTTGGCACCATGCACTGTAAGAATTTTATCTTCCAATCCCACCTCTTCCACTACTAACACATTGTAACGGCCCCCAACGGCTGCTTGTTTATTGTCTTTGTAGGTCTCGTGGATAAGTAGAGATCCTGTACCTTCTTTTACTGTAGAATTCCCGATTTTCTTTTCATACTCAAATCTATAAGGATTTTTAGAGTTTCCTACTTTAAGTGTACCAGAAAAAGTTCTACTAAAAGGAGAAGGGAAATATTCTCTATCAAAATATTCTCCAGGTAAGTTTTTCAAAGAGTTGGAGAATTTGTCTAATAGTTGAGAAGATTTTCCCGAACTGGCCGATCCACAAAAAATTTCCACTTTATTTTTTCCTGAGAGATAATCTTCTACAGTTTTGGCCCCATCCGATAACCATTCATGTTCCATTAATGCTGAAGCCATAAAGGATTTTCCTCCCGATCGAGATCCTAATAAAAATAAATTTAAAGCATTGTTATCATAAATAGGATTGCCTAAATTCTTATCATGAGTCTTATTTAAGTATTCTAAAGGATCAATATATGTTTTAAAGGTTCCGTCAGGCTTATAACAATGGTCAGATAGGTTATTTAAAAATTTTAAAGGAATGTCAGGGGATAGAGGATTGTTTAATTTATCCTCTTTTAGTTTCACTGTCCAATTACAAGTGTATTCTTCATCTTGTTCAAATCCACTAAAACCTCTACAAATAAACCAACAATTTAATATGGTCCAGTTTATATCCAATAAACTTGGCCTTGATTTAATACGTTGTTTACCATCTTGAATGGTAATAGTGTGATAATTAGTGAAATAATTTAACTGAGGATTCATATATCTCCAACGTAATCCTTCAGGAGTTTCTTCCTCCCCCCAAACCCCTAATATAAACTCTTCTAATTCCCTAGTCCAATATTCCTCATAGGCTGTACTATGAGGGTGTAAGGTAGGATGATTTTTTATAAAAGGGGTGTTATCATATATTTTTGGAAATATATTTTCTGTATTAATTATCATTTTTGTATAGGAGCTCTAGGTATAATATCTTTGTTTCTTATTATAATTTTTTTGGAAAGCATTTTTATTAATTCTTCCCTAATGTTGACTTGTTTTACATCATACTTATCTATGTTTTGAGAAATTTTTTCTAAAACATTCTGTATATTTAGATCAGGATCTTTATTACCATCTATCTCAATATAGTTGTTTTTTAAGTCAATCATTATTATCATAATATTCTAGTCTATTTGTTCAAATGCTTTTTCAGGAGCATCTTGCTGTTCTGAAGCATTTTGCTTAATTTTTTCTAAAGCATCTTGCATCTCTTTGAATCTTTCTTTGGAGTAAGTGCCAAGAAGTCTTGAAAGCCAAAAGTAACTTCCGTGTTTTAACTCTAAAGGATTTGCTTTAGCTTTAGGTTGATTGTATTGATTTGGTTTGTTTACTGGGAACATAATTTATTGTTTTGTATGTGAATAATTAATTTGCTTTTTTTGCTTTACTTACGAGCTTTTCGGTGAAAGATTCTTCTCTTCCACCTCTAGCTCTGGTTTCTATATTTTCGTCTTGATATTCTTTATAAATTTTTCCAAAAGACTCCCAAATAAGTTTAGAGTCTTTCATCATCTTGTCTAGGGCTTCATAAGTACTTAAATCATAAGTAACTGATTCTAAAAACTTATTTCTTTCCTCTATCTTATCTTGCCATACCTTGAGTTCTCTTTGTATTTTAGTCATTACTACTTTTGGGTAGGCATCTACTAAATCTTCATGGTAATCAAAGCTAAAAGTCTCATCTTTAAGAAAATATTTCTTAATATCAAGATCTCTTTCGTCTTTTCTAAGCCTTATTTTAGGAGACTTAATATCGCAAAATAAAAAAATGGCCCACATTACTTCCGAAGAATAATCTTTATTTTCAGTAGCATTGTAATAATCATCAAAAGGTTCTGTGAATTTAAATTCAGGATTTACATCCCAGAAAGAATATCTATTCTTCTCATAATCAAAATTCTGCATCAAATAATAATCCATCTTCTGTATTTTTATTATTGAATAAATAAAGATTTTTTGTATTAACTCTTTCTCCAGTTTCTCTGTCTGTGAATTCTTTTACTATAATCTCTTCTGTTTCGTAGTAGTTTCTCTTTATTTCATCTCCTGGCTTTATTTTTCTAATAGCCACTAAAGAGTGTCCTTCAACCCTAACATTAGGATCGAAGGAATGTTTTATGTATTTTACAATAGGATCTAATACATGGTAATTTGTGTCTAATTGTATTGTGTGTTGAGTAGGTGTTTTAGATTCTTCACAACATATAAATAGGACTGTCTGACCAGTGAAAAATTCCTTATTTGAAATAACTTCTTTAAATTTTTTGTTTTTTACAATTTCAAAATGATTATTATTATTATTACTCATGTATTATTCTCGTTTTAAATATTTCTAATAAATCATTATAGTATAAGACTATATCTTCTCCTTTTAATAATTTTTTCATTTGCTTATTTGGTAAAGGAAGACTTTTTAGTAATTCTGAAAATCCTTTTTGTTCTGTTTTATTTTTAAAATCAACTTTATCGTAAATGTGATTTTTATTCATATCCAAAATAGAATCTATTCTAGGAAAATGAATCAAACATCGTATAGATCTGTCTAATAGACAAATAGGTACGGAAGTATTTAATAATAAAAAGAATCCTGCACTAGAACATTCCTCGATAGGATAGAGGACAATATCTCCATATTCTTCTATGGCTTTACTAAAAGGATGTACATAACTTACATACCCCCCAGGAGTGTTAATAAACAAATTAACAGGAAGATCATTTCCATTTAAAAAAGAAAGAGCTTCGTTTATATTTTGTAGATCAAATCCTCCTTCAAAAATATAATTTATTTTCTTTGGTTCTAAAACCATTTCTGTAGTTTCTATCATAATTATTCCAATATGCGTTTAGCTATTCTTAAAGAAATAGCCGTAGCATTTCCGTAAACATAAATAAACTTATCTGAAGGAGTTCCGAGTTTAATAGTAAAACTTAATTCTTTACTTTCTCCTGGTTCTATTATTGTTCCAGTAGTTACACCTGAAGGAGTTGTACATCCACAACTTTTAGCCACACTTTGACATATAAAGGTTTCATCTCCTATATTTTTTACCATAACGGACCCTCCAACTGTTTGATCTCTTTTACCCTCTACAACTATGATCTCTGGTTCAAATACCACCGTAGTGAGTTTTAAATTTGGATTT